GATTAATCTCAGCGCCTTCGATATCTGTGTTAACTGTATATATAAGAGAGTGACTTAGGAATTGTGCAGAGTAGTTTAGATCTGTAAGTAATTTCGGGATTAGAATACCCATATCATACGCTGTTTGATTAGGATACGGCATTAACTCGGTCATTGACTTGTTTACGTATACAAAAGGTATAGTTCCGAATGGATTTTTCGTACTTTTAAATCCCATCTCTAACATCTTGTCTTCTCTTACTGCTCCGGAAGAATCAACGATCAATATCTGGTCTTCTGAGTATAAAGCGAGGATATCAACCAATGTTACCTGGTCTTGTGTGCTTTTACGTGTTCCGTTTACTGATACCGTCTGTTCAATGAACTTTTCTTCTCTTCCAAGAAGCTTACAGAATACGGTGGGTTTGTTTGGATCGGTTGGGCTGTCAGAATAGACAAAGAATTGATGGGCGTTAAGTACACGAACCTTTTGTGTTCCTTCAGATTGATATATCTCTAGAGCACAACGTTTTGTTAGGTTAGCCATTTTGTTAGCATGGTTTAAAACGGAGTTAAGACCCATTCTATTAGCAAAGTCTTCCATGATCTGTTGGTCTTTCTTTGAAAACCTCATTGGAGCTTCTGCGTATACTTTAGATAGTTTCTCTGTGACTTTCTTTGGGATGTTCAGGCTTGGGATACGTTGTATTGCCCTTTTGTATGCCGAATACGAGATTATTTCCGATTTTAAAGACTCTTCAACCTTCTTACGGATCTGCCCTTCATGCATCTGGTATAACTCAAAGTCAAACTGTAGCTGTCCCTGGTAACGCTCAAAAGCGAGCATTATGTCTGGAATAAGCATTTCTAAAGGTTTTTTTGTCTTCATATACGGTTCCGTCCTTAACTATATGATATTCGAGCCTTGCGTTTTGGCTTCTCGAGTGGGTTAATTTTCCATGAAACATACCCGAATGCATCGGACATATGTGACAATAAAGGGTCGTCATTATCATAGGTTAGCTGTTCTAGGTCCCTGATCAGGTTCTTACAACGTGGGTGTATTTTTATGTAATTCTTGTCAAAAAGCCTATTTATATTGTTATATCTATCCTTAACTCCGGGATTACGGAATTTCAACAGATCTAACCCAGACTGTCTAATAATCTCATGGTCAGTTTTATTAGAGGAAGTCCGACGTCGATTCCCAGTTTCATCAGCAACAACCTGCATATAACGAGCGGGAAACCTTTTGAGAATCTCTTTGGCTGCCTCAAAGGTATTACTGTTCTCGAGGTAGAGTTCATCGATGACATATATCATTTCTCCACGTTTAGCAACAAAAACACCACATAGTGGGTGTACGTTAAAATCTAGACCGACCATCAGTAGATCTTGTGGACGTATGTCTATTTGTTTGACATGTTTATTTCTATCAAAGGCGTAGTACACTTGCCCCGAGTTCATATTAACGAATTGTCCTTCTAACTCCTGTTGTGCCATTTTTGTGTCGTATTGTCCGGTTAATCGTTCAAGATAATCGGAACCCAATGTCGTGTTATCCGCCGTCTTTGAATAAACAACCTTCTTTTTAGTACTTGGCTTCCCAACAAAGTATTCAAATAGCCAGTTAAATCCGTTAGGTGTTGTAGTAAACTTAATTTGTCCTGGTCCTTTGGGATCACGAACACGGGCAGAACCTTTATCAAAAGCGAGCTGCTTATAAAACGCTGCTTCATCTCCCCACCACCAACCAACAGTTGGTCCGGCTAAGTTATCCGGGTTTTCCATAGAGTAACATAGTATTTCTGAATCATGGATAAACAATCTGTTCTGGTTAACAAGATATTTGTATTTAATTCCCAGTTCAGTGCATATACTAAATACTTCAGCGAGTGTCGCCTTACGTAGTTGTGAATGTGTGTTTGCTGTTATTAAACCCCTGCAATTAGGGAAGTTTAAGGCCATTTCTATAGCCCAGATTGCACCAGCGAATGTCTTTCCACTACCAACTCCACCACAAAAAAGCGTTGTAGACTCATTCGCATAAAGAAAGTCGTATTGTGGATCACTAAGCTCAATGTTTTTCGTCATCTTGACCAACTACTTTTAAACTGGAACTTCGTTTCGACACGTTTATGAACTTTGGTGTGACTTCTTCGCTTGTCTCTTTTTCCTTGTATACGCCGTTCAATTTGTGGATTTCCTTTTGAACTTCGAGGGCGGTTTTTATATGACCTTCCTCCAAAGCCTTGTTTAAAAGCATTTCGAGCCTGTCGGCAAACTTGTTTCGCATTAATTGAGTTGTTTCCGATGCCTTTTCCTCCCACTCCTTTGCTATAGCACGCATATCGTCAGCTATTGCTCTTTTAGAAGTTTCCCATTTCTTTGACATTGCAGCTTGAATATCTATGCTGCTGACACCTTTTAGTATAAGTTGCTGAATTTCCTCGCGTCTTTTGATTAGCTCAGCCTGAGTTGCTCGATTTCTGGACATTATTCCTCCGTTACCAACGTTAGTCATTTGATTATATTCCAGTGGTTTCAGACTTATCGAATATCATATATTAAAGCAGGGAGGCAATCTTGCGTAAAATTAAACAGATAGTAGTACATTGTACCGCATCTCCTGACCATATGGACATAGGGGCTAACACAATTAAGCGTTGGCATCTAGATCGTGGTTGGTCGGATAATGGATATCATTATGTTGTTAGACGTAATGGCGAGATTGAGAAAGGTCGTCCTGACCGAATCCCTGGCGCTCACGCCCGTGGTGTTAATTCAACGAGTATTGGTATAGTCTGGGTTGGTGTTAATAACATAGATCCTAGACAAGAGAGCTCTTTAATAGCTATGATCCACTTCCTTATGGGGAAATATGGGGTACCTATTGAAAACGTATTGGGTCACAATGAGGCTGTTAAAACTTCAAAGACCTGCCCTAATTTAGATATGGACCGACTTAGAGCGGAACTAATTTTTGTACAACCCAAACCAAAGGTAAGGTAATGAAGATACTACTAACAATTCTAATGATTTGCGGTTTGCAAATTGCTAATGCTGACGATATCATGTTAACAACAACTAACCATTGTTCACTTAACGGACCCGTAAATTCCGCAAGTATGTTTAAACTTAAATCATGTTTATTTAAAAGAAGTAGAGACAGAAGAAGTTCTAAGAAAAAGATTTACTTAGTTATTAACTCTGGTGGTGGTAGTGTTTATGATGGGTTACGTTTTATCGAGTTTGCTAAGACTATTCGAGATCTTGAGACTGTTACTATATATGCTGCTAGTATGGCGTCTGCTATTGTTGAGGCTTTACCCGGTAAAAGACACGGAACAGAGAATGCTCTGACAATGTTTCATAGAGCTAAGGGATCTTTTCGTGGTCAGTTTGAAGATGGTGAGGTTGAGACACAACTTAAGCTTTGGAAAAGAATTGTTCGCGGTATGGAACAGACGAACTCTAATAGGGTGGGTATCACACTTAAGAAATACAAGAAACTAGTAAAAGACGAATGGTGGATTTATGGTTCTGACAACATAAAAGAAAACACGCTTGATGTTATATCTACGGTAAGATGTTCCAACAGATTAATGGATACAATGAAGACAGTTAAGGTTAAGTCGTTCTTCGGTTCATTTGAACGCAAGGTTTCTGACTGTCCATTATTTAACTAGGAGTTAAGATGAAGACGAGTAGTGCTAAGGCAAAAGGTAGGCGATTACAACAAGAGGTTTGTGAAAAACTTCTGGAGGTTAGTCATGGACTTACTAAGGATGATATCAGATCGACAAGCATGGGAGCCGGAGGAGAGGATGTACTGTTCTCTAGCGCGGCTCGTAAGCAATTTCCCATGTCTATTGAGTGTAAGAATGTTGAGCGCTTCTCTATATGGCCTACTATTGATCAGGCTCGGAAGAATTGTCCTGATGGGTCTACTCCGTTTATTGTTTTTAAAAAGAATCACGAAGATGCACAAATGTCTATGCCATTGGACAAATTCCTAGAAATATATGAGGTATACTTAAATGCTAAAAAAGATTAGTTCATACGTTATTGTTCTAGCAATCGGAGCGGGGCTTGGTACATACTTTAATCAGAAACATACTATCGAAACGAAGGTCGTTACCAAGGACAGGATAAAGACCGTTATAAAAGAAGTTATAACACAGAACCCTGATGGTTCCGTAGTGACAGAACGTCACGTCACCAAGGATGAGAAGAAGAAACAGGTTGCTAAACGTAAGGAGTCTATCCCCGTTAAGAAGGATTGGGGTATCTCCGTTAAGACAGACCTATTTTCTCCACAACCAGCTTATACGATCGAGGCTCACCGTAGAGTCTTTTCGGATCTTTACGTTTCTGTCTATGGCCGGACGGACGGCGTTGTTGGCGTTGGTGCGACGTTTTTCTTCTAACTTACGTGCGCATATAGCTATCTGTACCTGAGTCGTCAATATCCTTTTACCTAGTCTGTCTATAGCCTTCTTGTTTTTAAAGTAATAAGCAGATTTCATGTCCACCAACAGTAACTCATAGTTCATTAACCATTGTTTATATTCTTGCTCAAGGGTTAGTCTCATAGTTCCACATCCTCTGCATTTAACAACGCTTCTTCTATAAAGCTAATCGGTAGTGAACATTCTAATGTATCCACGATATCACCGTCTTCATTAAAGATACACACGTGTTGTCCAACAACTTCAACATCCCGGCTTCCATCCATGTATATAGTTATGTCTAAAAGGACCTGATAATCTACACACTCATTAACTAGGAATGTGAACGGGTAGCTCTTTGTACTGTTATATATTTCTTTATCTTCTTGTATGTTATGCATTCCTGACCAATAACTTTGATTCATTTAAAACTCCCATCTATATGTTATTCTTTTCTCTGTAGATATTCTTACTACTACTCCAATATAACCCAGAGCAGGGTAATCTTCAAGCTTTAAATACTTTTTTTCTAGCTTTGATACAATCTTATCTAAACCCTGTTCTTTATACACAGCCTTTGCTATGTACCTAGGGGCGTCTCTGTCTGGTAGGATCTCACCAACTGGCTGGCCGAATGTCAGGGCGGCGGACAGTATAAAGCTATTCATGGATAAATCCTTTATGTTTATTATCAGGGAGTTTATGTATAAGTTTTCGTGCTTTTAAAAGCCATTCCCCGTTCAACCTGTCTACAGCAAGCTGGCCAGTGTACATCGCGTCTATCGTATTCTTAAGCATTGTAATCTCAAGTTCTAAACTCTTTATATATTTGTTTTGTTCTTTTTTATTCATATATCACCTCTCAAGTATCTAATCATGTATTTAACGGACGGTCTGTCCATATCAAGTTCCATCATACCCTTTACATCTATACCACAATAGCTCTTATGTACCAATGTATTGGGTTTGTCAAGGACTTCACATAAGTTCAGGTATTCTTTTTCTAACGTGTCGTATTCATCATCTGTAATCATTTTGGAACGGGCCTTGACGTATTTGTTACTAGGTCGATAGTATAGGACCTTGTTTCTTAGTATCTCCCACGATAACCAACAGTGTCTAATTTGTATACGATCTGGTTTACTCATTGTTATCCTCTTGTTCCACACTTACTACATTCAGTTACACTTGTTCTAAACAGTAGTACCTCAACAAAGTCATGATACTTACAGTCATCTGGCTTCAATACCTTGACTAATGGATCGGGCTTTGGACCTTCTCGCATAGAGTCAATGGCATGATCTAAACTATCTCTGGTTATTTCATCTAAACTGTCACGGTCTTCTTTGTTTATAACAAACTCTCTTGCTGTATCCTTTTCAACCCAGGTTCTTGTACATATGTCAAAATCCATGAGATAGAGTGGACATGAGTATTCTGATAATATATTCGATGTTGATCTACCATACATAACACCGTTGTTATCTGTATCTGCAATGACATGATCTATCATAAACCTTTCACCTTGAATAACAAAAATCTCACCAACCATAGGCTTTTTATTGCTCACACTGCTCTCCCTTGTAAAACAAGAAAATACCATTGTCGCCGGGCGCTAACATCTTGAAGTTCTTATCACTTGAGCAATCTACGATAATCGGATGTTTCTCATTACCGGGTGTACCAACTGGCATAAACTGGTCGTCAACTACGAGGCAGCTTGCAACCAGGGATTGTCCCATTATAGCGTTTAACTGAGGGTTATATAGTTGTACCATAACCTCGCATGTAATATAAAAACCTTTTAAAATGTTCATTTGTCCTCCAGGACTGCTTTGGCTCTTTCCCATATCTCTTTTTGGTGTTGGGTTCTAGGCGTTCCTTTATAAATTAATTCTCTCAACACATCCTCAGCCGTTTCTCTTTTAATAAGCTTGATATCTATTAGTAAAGCTTTGGTTGTTTTTACACCATCGTGATCATGCGTCCATATACCGGAGTCTCCTACATAAACTTCTATACCACCACCTAACATCTTATTGACAGGCTCAATGTATTCGTCGAACCAGTCATTTAGTTGATTAAGGCTGTATGATTTGTCAACATTAAATTCGTCCCAATCCGGTCTTTTAATTTTCATTTGCTCTCTCCTTAGTTAGTCCCTGTAGGCCCCAAGCCGAAAGGGATCACTCTTTGTTTCAACTGTCTGTAGACAAACCTGTTCATTGATTCATCAGAGGAACGCTGCATACTGTCGTATTACGCTCCTTTCTTTGTTGCTAACCTAGGAACAGTATACCACTGATTCAATAGGCTTGTCAAGTAAAATCTCACCATGATTCACTAAGTGGTTGAGATCCTTAACGTATTCTTGTAAAGTAATTTTAGTGTCGCTCTTGTCTAGTACCGTCTGTGGTATTAACATATGTTTGATCTTCTTGTTATGACAAAGGTATGTCTCACCGATTACCATGTCAAAGTCTGAGTCAAACTTCCTGTTCCAACCATCTACCGCTAATCTCTTAGTTACTGCTTTGACTACTGTTTTCAGATCGGAAGAGCGTCGTGTAGGGAAAGAGTGTAGATCTCTGTGGTAGCCGTATCATTAATAAAAAAAAAGACAATATCATATATTTATGTAGTGAACA